TGGCTCCGCGCAGGTTGGCTCCGCTCAGGTTGGCTCCGCTCAGGTTGGCTCCGCGCAGGTTGGCTCCGCGCAGGTTGGCTCCGTACAGGTCGGCTCCGTACAGGTCGGCTCTGCTCAGGTCGGCTCCGTGCAGGTTGGCTCCGCGCAGGTTGGCTCCGTGCAGGTTGGCTCCGCGCAGGTTGGCTCCGCTCAGGTTGGCTCCGTACAGGTCGGCTCCGTGCAGGTAGGCTCCGTGCAGGTTGGCTCCGCGCAGGTTGGCTCCGCGCAGGTTGGCTCCGTACAGGTCGGCTCCGCAATTTGCAGCCTCAACCACCGCGTCTTTCAATAGTGTTGCGACAGATGAAAATAGCACGTTGCCAACGATTCCTTTGATATCCACAATGCACCTCCAGGGGTTAGCGTCCGTAAATAAGCACGATGGCGACAGCAATAGTAGCCAGCAATCCTAAAAAATCAAAGAAGTCAGACATTACGGCCTCACAATATGCGCGTAGCCAGCCACGACCGGCCCGAGCGAGTAGAAGAGAACGCCGAGCAACAGAAACATTGGCACGCCTACGAGGACGATGAGCGGCTCATAGTCTTTGGGGTTGGCGACGACAGCGCGGATGGCCAGTTCGAGCTTGGCGAGGATGATTTTCATGGGTGGTGCCTCCTGATGGTTCGGGGAGATTGCGGTCTAGCCGTTGAGTCCCCGTCGATGAATTGAATAGTACGTAAACCGCATTGACTTGTCAACCCCCTTGACAAATATATTTATCGAGAGCATAATCTGTTCATGCTAACCCGCAAACAATTCGTGCGACTGCTTGCGACTCGTAGAGCGCAGGGCGAGACTATGGACGCCATATCAAAGCAGCTTGGAGTGACGCGTCAGGCGCTCTATCTATGGCAAGCGGGTACGAATGATCCGCCCAAACCAATCCTACTGTTGGCTCAGGCCATCTGGGGAGTATCGAAATAAAGGAGAATAATCATGTCCGACCCCAAGCCGGAACTGAAGTTGGAACTCACCCCACGCGAGACCGGCCGATGCCCAGCCTGCCAGCTAAACCAGTTCATCACGCGCTCGGGCAACTGCCGACGCTGCGAGGGAGCACTGAAGGAAGAGTCGGAGCCTACTGTGGTTCGTAAGCCGCGGCCTGAATGTAGCTTGAGAGATGTTTTCGTGGTGAACATCCTCGCAGCACGCCATGAGCGCCGGTGGTCGCAGAATGACTTGGCGAGAGAGATGAGCGCTCCCCGCATTTGGATATCGCGGATGGAGAATGGGCATACTCACCCCTTGCTGACTTCGATCCAACGCTTTGCGGACGCCTTTGGAGTGGCTCCGTACACCCTTCTTATTCCACCACCACAGGAGTTTCAACCATGATGCTCACCCTCGTAATTGTGCTGGCGCTTGTCTGTATCGGCTTCACCATCGACGACATCTACCTACGTTATGACCGCGCACGCCTTCAGGGGTTGCTGACTGCGGCGAATGAGGAAATTCGCGCTTTAGGCGATAAGATTTGGGATGCCACCCCTGAGCCGCGCGATCCAGCCCCAGACTCATTTCTGGAGATTGCAGACCTGCGGCGGCAATTGAAGGCATCCGAAGATTTAGCGGAAATGCGCGGGCTGGTATCGACGAGGTTACGTGCTGAACTTGATACCTGCCAGAGCTCGCGTGCAGCCCTACGAGGACAGATAACCAAGCTCAGCATACCGAAGAAGAAGTAGCCCACTGCAAACAGAAGCGCCCCAGCCAATCTATCGACTGAGGCGCGTTGCTGCATCTGGAGGCTACGTGGTCTGCGTAAAAGTGATGGAGGTGGGGTAGTTCGTCACAACGGGTGGTGCGCTGGGGGTGATGGTAGCCGAGAGCGTCCACGACGGCACAGACGCGCTAGATGCCGCATACGTGAACGCCAGTGGGGTCGTGGTGCTCTCTACCCATCCACTAGGGTAGGTGACGCTCACGATGAGGCCGGTAGCATCCACAGAGGGCGATACTGCAGTGTCGTTCGAGCTGATAGTGAAGGCTGCGTCGGTGGGAGGGATGGAGGCGGCCGGCGCGAATACTCCGGTAAAGACTTGCGATTGTCCTGCTGAGGTAGGTGCCATTGTGATCTCCGTGAAACTGATTGAGGTGGGGAAGCGTGGGGCCGAACGGGATTCGATGCATTCGAGCCGATAGAGGATCTGATCTAAGAGTCTCAGGATGTGACGATCATTGGACACGGCGAGCCTCCACGATCAATATACGCTTAGATGCAGAAAGGCGACCCCGAGGAGAGTCGCCAGTCTGTTGCTTGGAGGCAATTTCAAGATAGCACAGAAAAGCCCCGATACGGTGGTATCAGGGCCGGTCTGTCTTCCCATAAGAGGTTGTGGGGGAGTCTCCACGTCGGCCAAGAAGAGGAGAAAAGGATGATCAGCGGCTCACCCCACACTTGCAATCATAAACCACTTGATGCACAATGGGGATGCCAAGAAGAGGTTTCGTGCAAATTTCCCCAAAAAATCGGCAAGAAAATTTAGCGCTTTCCTGCGTCTCGGCACCCTTGTCGAAAGGCAGGCGGCGCGGTTTACTCATAGTTGGTGAGTCCCATAGCGTCGTGAGTTCCGACCAGCACCTAAATCCTTGGTTCTCCAGGGGTAAGACGCGAGTCAAGATTGCAGCGCATCTACCGATGAGGATAGACAGCGGTCGGGCGGAAAACACGCGAAGCTGATACCCCACTAGCGCAGTAACAGGCGTGACGGAGGCATCCGGAGCGTCGGCGCAAAGTAGAGTCAGAGTCGCAGGATAATCGCCCCTCCCAAGCGTGAGCCTCTGTAGCGTTTCAGGTGTCAAGCGGGGATGGGAGAGCCACACTAAATGCCTTGCCGATCGCAGGCTCCGGCGCAAGTCAATGCGTCGTCTCCGCGGCATCACGGTTAGAGTTTTCCTACCACCAACGCCATAGGTGGGTCTAAGTACAACAAACAAAAGCGCTAATCAAGGAAAGTAGAGTATAATGAATCCAAAGAGGGTTGCAGTCCCGTAATTTGCTGTCTTGGAGTACAATTTCCCTATGGCTGACGAGTCCGAATCAGAGAGTGTAGGACCAGGGCGTCCGAGCGAATATCGTCAAGAGATGGTAGCCGAGGTCCTTATCATGGCCGAGGGTGGAGCTACCGACATGGAGATAGCTGATTCTCTTGACGTTAGCGTCCGAACCCTCTACCGATGGAAAGCTCAGCATCCAGATTTCCGTCAGGCCCTAAAGATTGCTAAAGATGTTGCAGATGAACGAGTTGAGCGGTCTTTATACCAGCGGGCTACAGGATACGAGCAAGATGCGGTGAAGATCTTCATGCCAGCCGGGGCAGCGAATCCAGTTATGGCTCCATACCGCGAGTTGATTGCACCGGACACTACCGCCTGCATCTTCTGGCTCAAGAACCGTAAATCGCAGGAATGGCGCGACAAGACGGACGTGACGCACGGAGGCGATCCCGACAATCCCATCGCTTTCGTAGTAAAGTCGATTCTGGAGGAGGAATAGTATGCCACTTTTCAACCCGTACGGCCCACTAACGATCCAGGTCTCAACAGGCAGCACAACCCCATTGTTTTCAACGAGTGACACGGTTGCAATCAACTCGATTAGCCGAGTGATTGCGCCACTGGATGCAGGTGCGACAGAGCGCAGAAGCGTGACGTTTCAATGTGTTGGATTTGGTGCAACGATCTACGGTAGCAACGTTCCGCCTACGGGTGGAGTAGGTGGCGCACCGCAGAATGGCGTGTCTTTAGGCACTCCGGCAGCCGGCGCAAGCTTCCAAGACCTGCTTGGCTACGCATTCTATTGGGCTGTGGCTGCTGCTGCTGGGCCTGGGTCTGTGATTGCACACGTTAGCTAGTGGCCACTTGTGTTACACTTGTTACATCATGGACCTAAATATCAGAAATATGGATGTAACACTTGTAACGCGTCTGAAGAGTGAGGCTGCATTGTCTGGGCAGACTCTCCGAGCGCATTGCGTGGCGTTGCTATCCCAGGAGCTACACTCTGGCGATCCCGACAATATCGTCATCGTCGATCATGATTATCATGCTCATAGCAATGAGCGCGACAAAGCTATATGGAACTCTCTGAAACACCACGCAACATGTAAGTGTGGGATGTGCGCCGAAATGAAGCTATGAGCCAAACCACCATAATCCTCCAACCGAAGCAGCTTGAGATTGGCAAACTCATCTACCGCACGGGAGCGGACGCTGCAACGTGGATTGGCGGAGGTGGAGCGAGGGCCGGCGGGAAGTCGGGCGGACTCAGGCGCATCATGCTTGACCGTCGAATGAAGAGGCCCGGAACTCCTGGCGTGATCCTCCGGCGCATCTACAAGGATGTGAATGAAAACCATATCCAGAAGTACTTTAGCGAGTTTCCCGAACTGATTCCGTACTGGCGAGCAACCGACCAAGAGTTCCGCTTACCAAACAAGAGTCGCTTATGCTTCCGTTACGCTGAGAACCAGATGGCTGTCGATCAGAGCTTCTGGGGGCCAGAGTGGTACGACATCTTCGTTGACCAGGCCGAGCAGTTCAACGAGCACGAACTGCAGATCATTCATAGCGCGAACAGATGGCCAGACGCTCCCGAGAATGACTGCAAGACGGGGCTATTCTTCAATCCTGGCGGAATCGGGACCGAATATCTTCGGCGAATCTTCCGTCAAAAGCGCTTCATCGGCAACGAGAAGCCATCCGACTACGCCTTCGTGCATCTCTATGGGTGGGACAACTTCGTATGGTTCAGCGGTTTAGGTCTTACGGCGCGGCAATTCTACGCGATGATGGGGACTTGCATGGAGGGCGAGGAGCGCGACGATTCGATGTGTTGCCGGTTCCACCTGTTCATCAACCGCACTGCAGAGGGTCGCAAACTCAACGCTCTTCCCCAGAGCCTACGAGCCGGCCATCTACTGGGGTCGTTTGACCAGTTCGCCGGGCAGTACTTCGCGGGCGTATGGGACGAGTCGAAGTTGATCCTGACCGCGGGGCAAGAGGATCTGCTAATTCAACCGTGGTGGCCGAAGTGGATGGCTCACGATGACGGCTTTGTTCACCATGCGGCGATCGGGTGGGCGACGACGGGCAAGATAGCGCCAAAGCTGTTTGAGCAGGTCTTTGGCGTAGCGATTGCCGAGCCTGTTCCGGTGGTAATCATCTACCGGGACTACGCCGTGCAGGAAGTGGAGCAGGGCGAGTTGATTCGGCGCTGCGTTGCGATGATGGACGAGGCTGAAAGGAAGCAGGTCAAGCGCTACTTCCTAAGTCCAGAAGCCGATGAGGACGACGCGCGAGGCCACAACACAAAGGATATCATCGACGGAGAGCTACGGCGGGCTGGGATGCCGTACTCAGAAGATGCCGTCAATACACGCGTTGGCGGATGGCGTTACCTGTACGCGATGATGAAAAAAACGGGAGATGTCCTAGCTGGCAAGATGAATCCAACGCGAACAGACGACGACTTCACGATAGAAGGTGGAGGTTACTCTCTGAATACCCCGCTGCTGTTTATTTCTGGGCGCTGTACAGATGTGATCGAGTCGATACCTATGGCGATCCGCGACACGAAGCACCCTGGCAAGTCTGAGGACGTTTGGAAGCAACCAACCAAGGCGGATGATGTTTTGGATATGATCCGGTACATCACGCAGAGCATGTTGAAGCAAGCGAGCGTTCCCCTGGCAGTGCAGCGGGCGGAGTTGATTGATAGTCTTGGCGATGTTTCTATGCAGGTAAAGGGGATGGCCGTGCTAAAATTCGACGCAGAGAAGAAGCAGCGGAGGTCTACGTGGTCAGCGCGGCAATAATCTTTAGCCTACTGTTCGGAGCGGCCTGCTTCCTTTCAGCCTCGTCCATCATCGCAACGCAGCGCCGCGAGCATTATAAAGAGCTGGAAGACGTAGCCGACGGGTGGAAGACGCGCTATGATGATCTCGTAGAAAAGGTGCGTGAGCGGGCGAAGAAGCCGGACAAGGGCGTTATCCACGCTCGCAACTCTGGTGACGTGCGAAGAGTGTTTGAGCAGGAAGTCGCTCGGTCAATGGCCGAGATAGACAAGGAAATGGAGAATTAAAATGGCAATCGAGCAGCAACGAATTGATAAGTTTGTTGGGGATTTGAACGCCGAGTTCATCCTTTCCCGCGATCCTCACATGCAAGACCGGTTCCGTGGCCTGCTTTACGAGTTACTGAATCCCGAGGCTGCACCTAAAGAGCCACAGCGCATCATCTCCAGCAATGACGAGTTGGACGCGTTGCAGAAGTCCAGCGGCGTCGATAGGGATGCTGGTGACTGGACGAAGACTGAGGGTCAAGGCTTGACGGACGACACTGCACCGTCGGCGGCTGATCTGGATGCGATTGCCGCCGAGCATGACGCTAAAACCGCAACATCTGAAAGCGAGGCCGTGTAATGGCAATGGGACTGAATAAGTTAGCGAATCCTGACCGCATGAAGGGTATGCAGGATTCAATGTCGAAGCTGCGCGAGCCTGCCGAGAAGAAGCCGGAAGGCGAAGAGCACGAAGAGGGCAAGTCGCCGATGGAGATTCACGATCACGGCGATGGAACCTTCCACACTATCAAGGATGGCAAGCAGGAAGAGCATCCTGATTTGCTCCACATGACCACCCACGTCGCGCACGAGCATGAGCCGGAGTCGAAGCATCACCACGCCTCGCACGATGGATTTAGCGGCAAGACGCATGGCATCCACGAAGACGGCACCCATGAGGAGACGAAAGAGCACGACGCTCCGGAAGAGATGGGTGAGGGCTTGAAGCAGTTCATGGGCGGCGAGGGCGAAGGCTCTGAGCCTGCCGGTGAAGAGGAATCAGCGCCTTTGGGCGGGATGTAAAAATCAGCAGTATAGGAGCATTACAGTGAAGAAGAGTCTATTCGCAATCCTTGGCCTGCTGGTATGTTCCAGCTTCGCCCTCGCCCAGACCAGTCCAACCATCAGCGCCTTTGACTATGCTTACGGGCAAGGTGGAGGCCCTGCTCCGTTTCAGGTTGCAGCCGGCGCTCCCATCGCTGGCACATACGCAATCACGTTAGCCTACGGCGTCACCAATACCGTCAAGGGCACGCAGATCACTCCGTTCGATACCTGCGTATCGTCTGCGACCTGCCCGCCTATCTCCATCGGTTCAGGCACGAACTTCGAGACAGTCACGCCGACAAGCGCAAGCTGCCTGACGCCTGCGGTCATCAACACCTGCACGGTTACCGCAGTGTTTGGCTTCGGTCATGCAATAGGCGATACAGTTCGCTCTGGCGACTTTGGTCTACAGGAAGCGGCCCAGGTTGCGGTTAGTTTGGGTGGCGGACTGGTTACGTTGACTCCACAGTGGTTCCAGGCGGCTGGCGGTCACACGGCTGGTCTGACGCTGCTTACCGGACAGAAGTCATTGGCGACCTCGACCTACACTGTACTGGACTACTCCGGAATCGCTGGCGTGTTCTCGTATGCCGCCGCGTCTGGGTCGGTCTACGCTTCCACCACGCACGTTCTCTACTAGGGAGGTGTGATGGCTGGACTCTACGAAAAGCACAAGACGAAGCGCGTTGATCTTGGGTCTGCCGGGAGTTGGACGTCTCACCCCGGCAGACTTCACCGTGAGCTTGGAGTTCCTGATGGCGAGAAGCTGGGCCCAGCGCGGATTGATGCGGCGCTGGACTCCAAGAACCCACAGACGCGCCGGGACGCACGTTCTGCAAAAGGGTATGCCGGGATGCGAAAATGAAACGCAATTTTATCATAAGGTTACGCGGCGGTGAAGAGATTGGACTAGATGCAGATCAGGTGAACTTCACTGATCACTTCGTAGCATTTGTGTCTTTTGGGGATGGACTCGAGTATCGCGCGGCGTACTATGCGATTGATACCATCGAGTATATTTTGGATAAGGCATAATGGACTTGAACGATGTCATCGACGCGGCCAACGATCCCCAACTGGCGAAAGGGAATGAGAAGCTCGGATTCGTCCGCGAGCAGATGGAGGCGATGTGGCGCGAAGGCTGCGAGAAAGAGATTTCCTGCCCCTACTGCCTCTCGGTGGTTCCGGTGGGTGCTGCGGCGTGCTGCGCAACGCTACAGAGGGCGGTAAACGCCATTCTGGAAGCCCAGAACGTGTGCGATAAGCTCGATACGGCGCGGAGGATACAGGAAATTGCCAGACTCAACTAGCCCCGTGCAGATATGTACAGCCTTCGAGAAAGCAGCTGATGAACTTCGCGGGAGGGATATTCATGTTTGGGAAAGCCCGTCGATTGCACCTCCAGGATTCATTGATTTCTGCGCCGGTCAGACGATTTTCTCTGTGTTTGGGACAGATGGAAAGCCCACAGTTGAAAAAATATTCTATCTTACGGATGGCAACCATGTGCAAGGATTTCCAATAAAGCTATCTGACGATGTCGGAAGTGTCATGGCTTCCGCCGTCGAATTTTTCAGGGCATCGAGGTAACTTGGCTACTAGCCCTATCATCGAAGATCAGGAAGAGGAGCAGTACGCCGACGAAGTTGCGCCGGATGACGTTCCGCAGTCCGACGATCCTCCAACCTTCGGCCAGAATAACCGCGATCTTCCCGACATCCTCCAAGACGCGTTCGACAAGCTAGTGAAGAAGTTCCAAGCTAGAGACGTGTACGATCGCCGAATCGAAGTGCTGATGGATCGCATCCTGCGCTTCTACGATGATGGCGTGCAGCACGTCTACCCGAATTGGGGAACTGGCGTCTATCAGGTTGGTACGGCTGGCGGATACGTCAACGTGGGGAACGGCAAGTCGATTGAGTGCCCTGAGTTTATGGGAGCCTACAACATCTTTAGAATCAGGCGTCGTTCGCTGGATGCGGTGCTGACGCAGAATGAGCCTGGGATTGATTTCACTCCTGACCGCCCGGGCCAGTCCGAGGATATTGAAGCTGCAGAGACGGCGGAAGGTTTCCGGCATCTCTTCGACCAAAACAACGACATCAAGAAGATTCAGCAAGACATTGCGCGGATGTTCGAGCTATCAGGTCGATGCGTTGCGTGGACACGCACCATCAAGTCGAAGGCATCGTTCGGAACAGACGACAACGGCGCTCGGTCGATGGAGACAACGAAGATTTACGGAACATTGGAGAGTAAAGTCCCAATCGTCTGCGATGCGTTCTCTCCGAATGCACTCTACTGTTTTCTGTATAACGACCTTGATGCTCTCACTGCAAAAGCCGAGAACGATTGGATCAAGGACGAGATCGCACCTGGCGAAGCAGGCTTGGGCGAGTCCGACTGGGAACGATACGCCAGAATCGGCGCACGGCAAGCGAAGAAATCCTATTATCTGACTGGAATGGCTTTGTCGTATCTGACCACGGAGATGAACTGCTTTCTTCGCCCTGGCGGGTTTACAGACAAGTCGATGGATGAGCCGTACACCGGCGAGATGCCCGATGGCAACATGTCGGACGGAACGAAAACCATTCAGAACATGATGGAGCTGCTCTTCCCCGATGGTGCGCACGTCAAGTACATCGGAAAGACGTATTCAGAGGCGTGGAACGAATGCCCCGACGATGCGCTGGACGTAGGCTTTCCGGTTGAGCGGGATGGTATGAGCGGCGGCGCTCTGATGGAGCCAGCCAAGGTTGTGCAGGATGCGTTCAACGATTACATGAACGCCAAGCGCGAGAACTACGAGAAGGGTTGGAGCTTCACTTATTTCAATGGTGACGAGCAGGACTGGGACGCGATGCAGGATCAGCGCTCCAAGCCCGGAAGCGCCGTATTGCTGAAGAACTCCGATCCAAACACTCCACTCGTAGATAAGTTCTACCGCGAGCCGCAGGTAGAGAGTCCGGCTGGATTCGATGAGGCAATCGAAGAGTTGCGCGGGTTGAGCCAAGAGCTTGTCGGCGCGCTTCCTGCGCTGGAAGGGCAGTCCAAGGCCGATCAGACCGCATCCGGGCAAGCGATGGATCGCTCGCAGGCTATGGGGATGCTTGGTCCTGCATGGGCGAACCTGCAAAAGATGTTCTGCGGAATCTACACCAAGGCTGCGCTGCTGGCGTCGAAGAATCCAGATCACGGGTCGGAAATTGTCGTGACCTCCGGCGATGGTAAAAATGTGACGCTGAAGCTGGAGAAGCTGACCAAGGGCAAGTTTCACGCGCATACCAGCGAGTCGAACTTCCCCGAGTCGACCGCATCGAAGCGCGCGAACATGACCAACCTTATCAACATCGCTTCAAAGTCTCCAATCGGCCAGACGTTGTTTGAGTCACCGGATAATTGGGAGCAGTTCCTCGAGCTAAACGGCAATCCTGATTTGAAACTGACTCCGGCACTAGCCTATAAGAAGCAGACGCGGGAGCTGGAAATCCTTCTACGTGAGCCGCCTGTACCGAATCCGGCAGTCGCGGAATACAACATTCAGCACGCGGCGCAGGCGCTGCAGGGACGCGCCATGGGGCTTCCTGACCCGCCGTATCAGCCGCCGCCGCCGATGGTTACCAGCTTGATGCCGGAGATGGATGATTATCATCAATGGGAGTCGGCGAAGTGCCAGGAGTATCTCTCGAGCGAGGATTGCTGGATTCGCCAGAACGTGGGCGAGGCGAAGAACATCGAGCAAGCTAAACTTGGCGTGCAGAATGTTAGACTGCACAAGTCGGTACACGATCAGATGATGGCGCAACAGGCACAAGCGAAGGCAGCGGCAATGCAGCAGATGAAGCCGCCGGCCGAGAGCATCAATTTCAAGGATGAGAGTCCCGCTGGCAAGGTGCAGATGGATAAGCAAGCAGGGATTGTAGACGCGGCTCCGGAAGCACAGCCGGGGGTTGCAAAGGCAGCAGCAGCACCGGGAACACCGGGAACCGCAACACTCTAGGAGAAAACGATGCCTGAAGACGCAGTTTTAGAAACTCCGATTGAAGAAATAGCCGAGCCGGTAGAAGTCGCGGAATCCGTTGAGGGCGCAGAGTCAACCGAGGGCGCTGAATCTGGCGGTGAAGCTCTTTCCGGCGCTCCGCTGTGGAAGGCGATCAAGGATTCCTTCACTGGCAAAGACGCCAAGACGACCGCGCAGGTACGCAAGGCGCTGTTCGATGCGTCCGAGATAGGGAAGCGCCACCCCGAGGGCTTGAAGGGCATAGACGCGGTATTGGAGTCGGTGAAGAAGCTCTCTGCGGACTCCGAGACGCCCGATGCGATGCCGGTTGAGCAGGTGATTGAAGAGACGTTGCAGGAGCGGTCATTCTGGCGTGACTTCGACACGAAGTTCCAAGCTGGCAGCCCTGAACTGATTGAGCAGATGGCGACGGCAAACCCCGAAAGCTTCAATGCACTCATCCCCGCTGCAATCAACAAGTTTGCCGAAGTCAATCCCGAGGGATACAGCTCGATTGTCTCTAAAGCTGTAGTACAGTACCTCGCGGATCAGGACATTCCACTGCAAATCAAGCTCCTCGATCGGATCATCCCAACCGAGTCGAGCGATCCTGCCGTACAGCAGTTGATTGAAGGGTACGGAGCCATCAAAAAGGCATTGGACGGACTTTCAGCGATGGCGGCAAAGCCTCTCAGTGCGCCAAAGCGTGTAGAAGAGGCAGCAAAGCCTGGAGATACCTCTTCACTGGAAGATCGAGAGACACGCATCCTCGATGCTGAGTGGAACCGCGATGTGGCGGCTACGAGCAACAGCCTGATGGTTACGGAGGCGCAGAAGATCCTCGGCAAAGGCAAACTGACGCAGGATGAGGTCAACTCAATCAAGTCGAAGGTCAAAGAAGAGATCAATGCACGGATTTCCGTCAATTCCGGCTATCAGAGCGCAATCAAGGCGTATCTGAAGGCGAACAACCGGAATGCCTACCTCCAGCGCGTCAACTCAGAGCACAAGAAGATCATTCCGGGCGCGGTGAAGCGCGCATTGGATGACGTGATTAGCGCTCGCAAGACAGCGCCTAAAGTTGCAGCGAAACCCGTCGCAGTGGCAGCGAAGCCGGGAGTTCAGCAGGCACAATCGAGCTTGAAGCTGGAGCGCATTGCTGGATCGCCGACGACGCAGGGGTTGAAGGTTGATTTGAACAGAACGCCGCAGTCGATGCTTGTGAAGCGGCAGGCGTATATTGTCGGTAGAGCAAACCCTGTAAGTTGGGGACAGAAGTAGTGGTATGATGCGGATGAGCAGCAGAAGCGAACGGATGAAGGCGAGTCTAAAACTCACCGGAGTAGTCCACTAATTCGCGGCAGGGCTTCCAGCATGGCATACACCCCAGAAGGGTGAGCGCATGAGGATGAATCTTGTAACTGAGGTTTCCCCATGGCAATTGCCAATAGTATGCAAGCCCTAGCGTCCGAGCAGGAGTATGTACGCCCGGAACTCGAAGATTTGTGTTTGAGCGCGTCAGTACTTCGCAAGCGCATCCAGAAGAATACCTCTGTGAAGCCGGTATCTGACCGCCCCTGCAGAATCCCCACTATGCCGTCTCGTGGCGGCAAGCCCCGTGTCGGCAACATGAATGGCGCTGACATGGGCATTGGTTCCGGCCCGACTCAGGTTCCCGGCCAGCTGACCACCACCTGCTTTATCCATGCCTTCAGCTACACCCGGCAGGCCGAGTACGCAACCGATTCGGACGAGAAGGCGATTGAGAACTTCGCTACGCTCACTCGCTCGATTGCTCCAAAGCTGTTTGCCGACTTCCTCGACATCACGCTTCAGGGTGACGGATCCAACACGCTCGACACCATCGTTTCGCTGGTAGCCGAGGGTGGCAACACGGTTGGGCTGGTCGTGAACAATGCCAACTTCTTCCTCGACGATCAGGATACCGACGTCTGGACGGCTGTTGGCGGCGCTTTCGTCACCACGCTGACCGTGCAGGATTCCGACATCCTCTCCAACACGATTTGGCTCACCAACCCTGTTCCGACCGGCACCGTTGCCATTGGACAGAAGTTGCTCGTGTCCGGCTCGTCTGGTCAGGCCAACTCTGGCATGTTTGGGCTGCGCTACTACCAGGTCGGCACCAACACCGGCAACTGGATGGGTGTGCAGCGTTCCGCGTGGCCTGGGAAGTACAACACTCCCTCGGTCGCAGTGAACGGCGCTCTCACTCCGCAGATCGTTCGTGCGCTTCAGACCCAGATGGAGTTTTCGAAGGGTATGGACAACGATGGCGAAGACTTGGTGGCTCACGCTACCCCGTCTGAGCTCGCCGCATGGGAGCAGAACGCGCTTCTCGTGCAGCACATCGACATGGCACAGCTGAAGGGCGATGAGTCCGTCGACATGCTCAAGCGCAAGACACCCTCAACGATTGGCGGACGGGAGTTCCTTCCCAATCCCCGCGCACTCCCTGGCTACATCGACTTTCTGACCCTGAAGAATATGTTTCAGATCCAGACCAAGGCCGATGATTTCTACGACGTTGCCGGACAAACGCTCTTCGGCGTCATCGGAGCAAGCGGTGGTCAGGCTTCTTCGGTGGTTTTCTATATGGTTACAGAATCGCAATTAGGCGCAGTCCAAACGAGAGAGAATGCGTTTGCAAGCGGCATTGCAATTCCGAGCGGCATCCTTGGTCAGGCATAAAGAATGAGTGAGAACTTCCAACTCGCGGGTGAGCTCCCCAAGCCGACACACTGGCTAGGGGAGCCGTCGCCTGCGACCATGAAACGCCTTGGGGGAACCAACCCATACGGCGATCCACTCTTCCGCATCGTCTTCGCGCCGTCGGTGAAGATGCTCTGCGGTGGTGAGTTTTCAGATGGATACACTGGCTACCGGATACGTCCGGCGCATCGGCATATTGGCAGCAAATGGATCATGGAGAAGTGGATTTCTGGATGGGATTCTACATTCATGAGCCCAGAGCAATATGATCTGAAGTTCCGCGATCCTTTTACGGGACTAGTTTCGACGGGGCCATATCCATCCAAAGGCTCTTACTTCCATTGCCACACATTCGAGTATTCGCAGCCTGGAGATGGTGGAATCGACACCATCATCGCGCTAGTGAAGAAAGCCAAGCTGAACGACCCTACAGAGAACGCGCGGGCGATCAGGGCAACACGCGAGGCAGAAGAGAAGGACGCGCAGAACAAGCGATTCGACAAGATCAAAGACCTGATGCCGGTAGCCGGTATTCGTGCAGCAAACATCGGCGGTCACGTCAAGGTAACCAAGAGCGCACCAACCCCGAAGACGGCGAATGAACTTGGTTTGCCAACTCGCGGAGCAACACAGATTCGACCGGAGACACTACATTATGCCAACAGCTAATCATCTTGGAATGCGTACCATCGCCGACGAGCATATCGAGCGCAAGCTATCCGTGGCCCGTGGCCGCGCCGTCCCTCCCGTACTCGCAGAGATTGAAGAACTGAAGAAGAAGAAGGTTCACGTCTTCAATGTTGGGCCGTGGCCGATGTTGGTCAACACCGGATCGACCGGATCGTATCTTATCCCCGGCTGCCCCGAGGGCACGAAGTTTGTTGAGCTCCTGATTGATGATGGAGAAGGCAATCGGATTCCGCCCATCAGCTACATCATGGACGAGCTTTACCCTCAGTCCGAGGATGAGTACCGCAGGCTTCAGGAGCGCGGCAAAGACTTCGCGCGGTCGATGATTGGCCTTGGCCGTGGACAAGCTCCCGGCAACGCGCTGACACACCAAGGCGTATTCGTGGCCGAGGGTGATAGACCTACGTCGGAGGAGATTGAAGACGCACATGCGAAGCTGAGAGCCTACTGCGAGGGCGTCGTGCGACAGATTGCCGACATCTACACCACCGACCGTAAGGCGTTTGGGATGATCGTTCGCCCGAAGGTGCATTTTGTCGCTGCGCACTATCTGAACCTCGACAACCCCGTAGATGCGCCTTGGATGACTTCGGCGGCTCCCAAAGGACGGACGAAATGCAAGATGTGCGGTCGCGTTGTCGATCCCGACGTGGCAATGTGTGAAGGTGGACACATCGTCAATCAGGAGCTCTACGTCGCCGCAATGCTTGAGCAGGAGAACGTCAAGGCTGCAACCCAACCGAGAGCGAGCAAGTAATTGCCTATTCCCGCAATGACCGCGGCACCCTACGACACGCTTGAGAGCGCATTGAATCTCGGGCGTGTGCGGATGGGTGACGCGATCGCGTCTTTAGGCGGAGACGTGCTTACAGATTTGCAGCCCTTCACTAACACGATGGTCAATTCCGCGTGGCGGAAATTGCAGGCGTATCTCGCCAACCTCGGTTACTCGCGGATGAAGAAGCCGGTCGTGCTGTATGGGCTTACTGCCGTGACTAGCTATGATCCCGCTTCGTGGACGGCGCTAACGTGGAGCAGCTTTTTCAATGGGTCAGGCTACGACATCCCGCCTACATCCCCTGTTCTCCCGCAAGACTTCATCCTTCCCTTGAAGATTTGGGAGCGGCAGAATGGAAGCAATGCGCAGTTTATCCCAATGGAGCAATGCGTTGAGGCGTTGCCGGATGCGAGGAAGGGGCCATTCAACTCCTACTGGTATTGGGAGAATGACACGCTCTACATGCCAGGGTCGATCTATTCGATGGATCTGCGCCTTGAGTATGCCGCTTATCTCTCCGACTTCGCTGCGAACGTGGACGGCACAGTCATTGGAGCGCAGCCGGTTCCTATCATGCGGGCGCAAGACGCGCTTGCCAACTACTTCTGCGCGGAAGCTGCGTTAGGCAGAAACGACGTAGACGCAGACCCTTTCACCTTGAAGGGCGACCAAGCGGCAAGGATGATCTTCAACCGTGAAGTTGCCATGAAGCAAAGACGGCCAGTTTCAAGGCGGAGCTTTTCATCGCATCGCGCATCGTATGGAATTTTCTAAGGAGAACTATGGCACTCGCTTTCACTAATCCAAAGGTAATCGGCTATCCCGACGTAACGCAGAATCAGGAAATCGTCGAGATGATTATGACGCTTTCCGGGAACTACGGCGGCGCTGCAACTCATGGCGATACGGCGAACTTCTCAGGGCTGAACTTTCTCAAGTCTCGCGCGATTCCGACCCGCGTGGATATTTGGGAGATGCCTCCGGCTGGTACGGCTCCTTCGTTTTACGAGGGCGTTTACTGTCCCGGCACGACTCAGGCCAACGGCGTGATTTCCTTCGCTCTCGCTGGGGTTGAGTACACGGAAGCTGCAGCCTACGCTGGCGTTATCGCAGCAGCGACTTTCCGCGTCTTCGCATACTTCCCGCTGGGCAAGTAAATGGCAATCAGTCCGACAGGCGCGGTTCCTGTACCCCTTTCGGTTTTCGGAAGCTGGGTAACAGAAGTCGCGCCTGAATCCGTGCCAGAGAATATCTCGCCGGACTGCCAAGACATATCCTTCGCGCCGGGGCAGGTTGGCTCTCGTCCCGGGCTTCAGGTCGTCTTTACGCCTGCACTGGAAGCGAACGCAACTATCGTCTACGGCAAGTCGTTTGTGCTGCCTACGGGCGCTATTCGGAATCTCTATCTCAGCTCTACGGGCAACTTCTACGTCGAAGACCTAACCAACGCGCCGGGCGTTGCGACGGTGCTGTTTACCACCACGCCCGGAAGCTACTGCAAGTCGCTCACGCAGTTCGGGCGCGAGTACATTGCCATCTCGGACGGATTACATGGGGCGGAAGTTCCATTGCAGTACGACGGGACTTTGCTGCGGCGGTATACCTGCGACGGCCCCGGCGCGCCGCCGACAGTTATTAGCCTCGCGCTTCCGCCGGCACAGATGGCGGCTACGGGGAATACGCTCACTCGCAACAATAATCAGGTCATTGCGAATACAGCAACGCCTCACGGCTTGCAAGTGGGGTACGAGGCGCAGATTTCCAACGTGCCGGACTCCAACGCGACATCGGTAAACCAGACGAACGCCTCCAGCACGCAAACTGCGGCTGGCGACTGGCAGTATGTTGGAATACAGTACCGCACCATTACAGAGCCGGTAACGACGGCGCTCAGCGATCTGGTGTTCAACGGTTTTGGCTTCTCCATCCCTTCGACCGCAACCATCTTGGGCGTGGTCGTTAGTGCCGTGCTCGTGGCAGAGAGTGGCACGGCTTCGACACTTTCGCAGGTTGCGCTTTGGCGTACAGGCGCACAACTAGGGACACTCAAAAGCCCAGCAACGGCGTTTACGACTACCCTAACAACGGAAACTTATGGCAGCGCGGCGGATATGTGGGGCGCTGCGTTGACTCCGGCGATCGTCAACGATCCAAGCTTCGGCTTTGCGATGGCTGTCGCTACGGACGCTACCCGCGTATTCATCGGACAGCCGTTTCAGATGACGGTGTATTACACGCTTTCTGGTTCGGGAACGTTCGCGCTCATCGCCTCCATCGTCATCAACAACGAGTCGAACCCCGGACTCGCGCTGGTAACGACGACAGCGCCTCACGGCTTAGCGCCGGAAGAGTATGTCTCGATTGTCGGCGTAGAGCCGGGAGTGATTGCAAACATCTCGGCGGCGCAGTGGTCGTCTGGGGTAACGACGCTGACAACCACGACTCCGCACGGGTTGACACCCGGAAGTTTGGTGCAGGTTACGGGGGTAACAACGTCAACAACCGGAACCGCGTTTAGCTTCGATGGCACATTCACGGTCGAGAGCGTTCCGGGCCCGAATCAGGTAACTTACGCGCAGACGCCAATCACCGCGACCGATCCTGACGTGATAAACGCCACATCCACAACGGGGCAAATTGTCCTTTCGTGGCCGATTCCCGATAATACGCCAACGCCAACCTATTTCGAAGTACAGTCCGCGCCGACGCCTACGACGTTCCTCATCCCCATCACCTACTCGGATGGAACGTGGACGACGGGCACGGTTGGGTTTATCTGGGAAGGCATCTTCTATGTGACGGCGGTGCTTTCCCCGACGCAGTTCCAATATCAGCAGTATGGACCAAACGGTGCGACGACGGCGGTTGGTACGGTCACGCCTTATGGACAGGCGGCTCCGGGACTTCACTTGATGCAAGTCTTATGGCTGACTGACCAAGGAGCAATCCCAGCGCCGTCACCATTCGTGACACTCATTGCAAATGGCGGCCAATATGTCGAGGTTTCGGACATCCCGATTGGGCCATCGTACGTGACGGGGCGCATCCTGGCGTTTACTGGTGCTCAGCCGAACGTTCCGGGCGAGCTTCCGCCGTTCTTCTACATCCCGTCGACGCCACAAGTTGAAGGGCAGATCGTCGGCACGGCTACGCAGATCAACGACAACACGACGACCTCGATTGTGCTGGATTTCTCCGATAACACGCTCTTCGCGGCAATCGGCATCAGCATCCCCGGAAACAATCTGGTCGAGCAGAACGTGCTGGATAGCGCGTTAGGGTTTGGCGCGTATGAATCTCGCCTGCTAACTTGCGGGCAGCGAAACATCATCAACAACATGGTCAACATGGGCTTCGGGGGTGGAGCATCCTACTTGACTCCTACCGTTCCGCTGGGATGGAATGTCCACGCCCCCAACCCTGACGCCATTCTGGTGCCGGGTCGATTCGGAGGCCAAGCATTGCAGCTTGTCTCTGGAACACTACTCGACCCCGGAGCCGTGTTTTCTCAGTCATTCTTCGAGGATTGCTACGGCGATCCGATTGCTGAAGTCAACACCCCGTACACCGTCCGTTACTACCTGGCAGGCGCAGGCACTTTTATAGCGACCATTACGAGTGCATCTACAGGGTTCTCGGCGACCGCAACCATCACATTTACGAAAACAGGATGGTACGAGGCAGACTTTAGCCTTCCAACTCCTGCAACGATCCCTTCAGATATATTCTACGGAATTGTCAGCAAGGCTGGAACGTTCACTGCATCAGAAGGCTCCATTATCAACGCCCAGAAGCCATATACGGATACTCTGGCGTGGGGATCATACATCGACAACCCCGAGAGCATCGACGGCGTAACGGGGCAGTTTGGGCCAGAGGATGACACCGCGCAGATCATGGATTTCGGCATCTTGCGCGACACGCTATATATCCTGACGCGCGCGCCATCTGGAAGACTTCACGAGACGACGGGCAGCGGAGTAACCGAGCCGTCGGGCTGGGCGGTCAACGAAGTTGCGGCTGACTGCGGAATACTCTCGGCTTTCGGGTTGACGCACTCGCAGGCAGACGACACGACCGCGTCTGGTGGAGATAACTGGTTTGCGTGGCCGACCGAGGGCGGCGTATCAATCTTTGGTGGCGGAACCCCTGAGAAGATCAGCCAGGAGATTCAGCCCAACTGGTATGACCCAACGCGGGCAAACGCTGCTATCCAGATCAACATGGCAGCGGCGAAGACTATTTGGGGGATCAATGATCCGGTGCAACGGCTTTTGATGTTTGGGCTTCCGATTGGAGCTGCTACCGCACCAAGTAAAGTTTATGTGCTGAACTATCGCAACCTAAACTCCTCGGCTGCGATTGCAGGATCGCCGCCATTCCACCCCTCGTTTGCCGGAAAGTTGATTGCCACAGACAATAGCCGGAAGTGGGCTCCATGGAACATGACCATCAACAATGTCGCACTGATGTACCGCGGGGCCGGCGCGTTGAATCTGGTGCTCTTTAGCGGCAATGGCAACACGCCTGGGGAGTCTGGAATATGCAACGCCTACACGTTGAATCCTGCAAAACTCACAGATGACACTTACGGCCTCATCTCCCCATATTATGTGACATATTTCTTCCTCGATCCCGAGAAGGCTCAAATGCTTCAATTGAAGGGGTTACGCATTCTGTTAGCCTACTTGCGAGCGTACATCCAAGGGACGGGTAATGTGACGTTTAGTTACTACCCTGATTCCTTATCGAATTTATGGCCTCTAGATACGGTGAGGGCGCTGACTCCAGTATTCTTCGACCGCGAAACGGGCGGCGGGCAATGCACAGGAGATCGCATCGCTATCAAGATCGCTTCATCGCCGATTGTCGGGACAGACAACGGCTTCGTTATGACGCGGCTTACGGCGTTCTTCAAGGATGCTCGACTTTTGATTAGATCGGCGGCGAAGTAGATGCTCAATGTCCGCAATCTCGCGTGGCTTAGAAGTTTGCAGATAGAGGGGATTCCCGACGCTGGAGCGCGCTTACACGAGATCATCTCCGACATGGCGAAGGGGATGAACACGCTCGAGCAACAGACGAATAGCAACTTCAACGGTAACCCCGCGCCGCCGCCGCCATTGCAGGCGGTCACGGTAACACCTACGTCGGTCGGGCATCACGTCTCCATCAACCATGCCGGAGACTACTATCGCGGCACAACGTACCATGTTGAGTCCGCGGACAATCCACACTTCAGCAACCCGTTTCCCACATATACAGGGCCGGGGCGAGAGATTGATCTTGCAACCGGGAACCAGAAACTCTATTTTCAGGCGTTTGCTTCCTACCCCAACAGCGGCAACACGACGCCAGTCTTTCATGGCGGCACGACGCCAACAGCGGTGACGGGCGGAGTGGCGACAGCACGCGGAACCTCGCAGGGATCAGGAACGGGTAGGCCGGGCGGCGGCTTGAGTGGCTACGGGCCAGTTCCATACACAGGATCGAAGCCGCCAACGAGGGCCAATACAAAATGAGAACGCGCCCATTGGAATATAGAGATTTACCAATACTGGAAGCGATATACAATGAGCTAGATTTATCGTTTGAAGATGGCTTCCCGAGAGATTTGCAGCACGCCTTTGTGGTAGTGGATGACGAAGATCGGCCTTTCATGTTGGCGGGAGTAAAGATGGTGCCTGAACTGGTTATGATTTGCGACCAAAGACCGCATGTGACCGTCCGGCTGAAAGCGATCGCGCTGCTACATGAGACGTTGCGGGAGAGGTTTCCGGCAGGCGCGTTCTGCTTCGTATCTCCTAGATTTGGTAAGAGTTTTATTGCAACAATGGTGAAGCGTTTCAAGTGGCAAAGGACGTGGGAAGGATTTCGGGTGCGATAGATGCCTAAGGGCGTAGCGCAACAGGCGGGAAATAATTCGGCGACAGCGCAGGGTTTGTCGAGTAACCTGACGGGCAATGCGGCTGGTATTTATGGCGGGTTGGAGCCAACGTTGCAGGCGGAAGCCAGCGCGCCAGGCGGCTACACGCCGACGCAGATGGCCGACATGAACACCGCGGCGCAGCAGTCAGCCGGCGGCTCGCAGGCGGCGACGGCTGGGGCTGGCGGCCTTTACGCGGCGCGCACAAAGAACGCAGGGGCAGCGCAGAGCGCGATCGGAGCTGGTACGCGAGCGGCAGGCGCAAATCTATCGAAGGCTGCAGTCGGGAATCAGGTACAGAACGCCGACCTCGAGCAGCAGCAGAAGCAGGAAGGGTTGAAGGGGCTTGGCGGACTGTACGGAACCGACCTGAGTGGCGGTGAGAGCGCATTAGGGCTTTCTAATTCCGCTCTCAACACCGAAGCGCAGGCAGACGAAAACAATCCTTGGATGAAGTTGCTACAAACGGGGATGTCTGGGGCAGCTACAGCGGCAACAGGGAATCTGGGCAGATAACATGAGCACTCAACCGATGACGAACCCGCTGCTCAATCCTCAAGTGCTGAGTCAATTCGCGCAACAGGCAGCACAATCCGCGCCGCCACTCATGCGCCCGACATCGCCGGATGCATCGCCAGTCCCTTCGATTGCGGCACCCCCGCCGATGAGCGCCGGACAACCTCCCACGCTGCCATCTCCGATCGCTCCGCAAGTTACGAAGGCTCCTTCACAGACAGACATCGACAAGACAGAGCTTGCGCGGAAGGTGAACACTGGATCGGGCATCTCGCAGATTGCTGGCAAGGTGGAAGGCGCGATGCCTAACCACCCATTCATCGGAAAGCTGCTCGGTGGGCTGTCGCAAGGCTTAGCTACGTTGGGCGACGTTGGGCTTCGTGCGGTTGCGCCAGCGGTCGACTTGGCTCTCCCTGGCACGTCGCTGCACCATCTTTCGGACTTGCGGCAAGGGAACGCACAGGTAGCGCACGATGAGGCGGCGCAGACGGCGGAGGCAGGTCAAGCTAAGGATCAAGCGCAGACGGCTGGGCTAGTTGGAGAAAACGCTAATCAGCCACAGAAGGCTGCAGATGAACACGCATTATCGGTCGCGACCGCTGCGAATCTTGCGTCTGAAGCAAAGGATCGTGATGCTGCTGCTGCTAACCCAGCCCTAGCGGTTGCCTATTCTCATGCTGTAAACAAAGCCATCAATGAAGGTCGCGACCCATCTAAAGACCCGATTGTTTCGCAGTTGTCGGATGCGATGACGTCGATTCAGCCCGGACAGAACAAGACTCCGAAGATCACTTATCAGACCGTAGATGGCCCCGACGGGAAGCCGCATGTTATGGCGATGGACGAGGCTGGGAATCAAGTCAAGGATGAAGGCGTCCATTATGAGCGCCCAATGTCCGTAAACGTGAACGCTGGCGATGCGGCACTCGACCGCGAGACGAAGCAATATGGAACCTCCTACTCTAAAGCTAACGACGCCGGGAACGCGCAGCTAGAAAAGATTGCTGATGCTCGTAGCATGATAAACGGTAATGCGGAGTCGCAGGCGCTTGGGCTTCCGAAGGTGCTGACGGCGCTAGTCTCTGGAGCTGGGTCTGGCGTTCGGATTACGCAAGCTGAATTGAATATGATTGGAAAGGCTCGCGGAATCTCTGGAGACGTAGAGGGAACGATCAATAAGTGGGCTGGGCAGGGATCGCTTTCGAAGGCCCAGCAGCAGCAGCTTACTCAAATTCTAGACGACGTAAAAACTCGCATCATGCAGAAGCAGGCTATCGCCAACAGTGCTCTAGATACGATCAATGGCGCATCCAGTCGCGGCCAGATTATCCAAGCCGACAAGGAAGCGCGCCAGAAGCTCAATGATTACGAACAGCATGGTCATTATGTCGGACAGTCGGTTACGCTCAAGAATGGCGGGACGCATGTGGTTACAGCGGTTCATCCAGATGGGAGCTTCGACTAATGGCAACCGGGAAATACTCAGCGGCGGATGTTGCTCCCCAACAGCAGGGAGCCTACTCCGACGCGGACGTGCAGGGGAATGGAGTCACGCCAACGACCGATGCTCCCCCTCAGTCGATACTGTCTCGGGGATTGAACGCTATCCAGAATACCGGCATCGGGGCGGCCAAGGGTTTACTCCACACCGTCTCAGGTAGCGATAACTGGGCACGGCAGCATCTTCCCGCCGTCCTAACTAATTCCAACATGGGATTCGGGCCTCCTGCGAATGAACAGCACGTGCAGCAAATGGCTACCCCCAACGGCCTCGCGCAGAAAATCGGATACGGCGGCGAGCAGGTTGGCGAGTTCATGGCTCCTGGCGGCGCTGAGGCGGGGGCTGCTACCAAGTTATCCGAGTTTGCCCCAAAGATCGCGCCGCTGATTCGCATGGGAACCTCTGCGCTTGGCGCTGGTGCGGTGAATAAATTGCAGGGAGGGTCATTTGGCACAGGTGCAGCGATGGGCGCGGGTGGTGCCGCGCTCGGCGAAGGACTCAAAGCGATGGCTCCGAATATGGCGGAAACTGCTCTCCATATCGGAAAGACAGACCGCGCCGGTGGGCGGGATGTAGGACGCGCCGCGCTGGACTATACGAGCGGGATAAACCCAGCCAAGATTGGCAAAACCGCAAACGAGAGTATCAGCAACCTACAAAGCAAAGCTCTCTCTGCGATTGAGCCTGGGAAAACCATGTCGCTCTTTCCCGTTCGTCAGGCTGGCGAGGCAGGAATGTCAGATATCAATGCCGAGAACGTTCCTTCACTCATCAATGCAGGTCGTGGATTGCAGGACGTGCTGAATACGAGCCACGCAACGGGTGAGGCTATTCCCGAGATGGTTGGCCCATCCCAGGCGATGGCACTTCGGAGAGGGTTAGGGCGCTATCTCCCCGAAGGGACTTGGAACCCGGAGACTTCCAGCCGCATCGCTCCACTGCGTAATCAGATGTACGGCGCGATGAACAACCAGATCGGCGACGCATTCCCGGAGATACGGGAGGCAGACAAGCCCGTTACTAGCTTGATTCCAGTAGCGCGCCACGCTGAAAGTCTGAGCAGGGAAGCTCCACTCATGCAGCGCGTCGCTGGACGTGTAGCAGCGCGAACGGGTGCCCTGACAGGGGCTGGAATCGGTGGATATGCGGGATACAAAGAAGGTGGAATGCCCGGCGCGATTGTTGGCGGATTGACTGGCGCAGTCGCTCCAGAATTGATCGCAGACCCAGCCGGCCAGATGGCAGCGGCGCGCTTGATGAACAAGGCTTCTGGGCTACGTCCGCTAGTGGGTTCAGCACTTCAACTGACAAGAAAGAAGGATGACCAGTGATTATCATCGGATTCGCTCTGCTTCTGCTGATTCTTCGCGTGCTGTACTCCGTTGCCGAGATTTATTTTGAGCACGACTGGCCTCGCAGCACATGGAAGGGTTTGGCTCTCTCGGCTATTTTGTTTGGTTTCTGCATATCGGTATTCGCATGAAGCGCATTATTCCATTTCTCTTCGCTCTACTGCTTCCCGCTATGGGTCATGCGCAGTATAGCCGATGGGATTCAACGGCGACGACCGTAACCACACTGAGCAATCTGACAACAGTTGCGGGTGGAACGTTCGGTACAGCGGCGTTTCAAGCCACAAGCTACTTCGATCTCGCGGGGGCTGCGGCAACCTCAGGAAGCATTGTGGCAACAACCACTGTTATGTTGACTATTCAATCAAAGACGCTGGACAATGGATGCCAATGGCAATGAGCAAGCTTGCAGTTTAGAGTAGTGGAGAGGGAAACGATGAAACGTGCAATTCTTTTGATTTTAGGGATGCTGCTTCCGGTTTTCGCACACGCGCAGAATGTGCGCTGGGATTATGCCGCCACGACCGTAACTGGCTCTGGGCAGTTCTTGCCGGTGTTAGCGATTCCTGGCGCGGGCGTGACGTTCTACTCTTGCTCGTCGGACTTGCTAACGACCTGCACGACGCCTGCGATAACTTACACATCGACGGGGGTTACATGCCCATCGACGGCGCAGGTTGTGCTTCAGCAGGCCGATACCTGCACAAGCGCAGCTGATTCTTCTGGCAACTTCGGCGGATGGTTTACGACAGGGATCTACGCGTACACTCTTACTGTGGGGACAGCTACCTATGGCCCTTACATATTCAGCATTGGCGGCGGAAGTTTCCCCGCCTCTGGCTTGACGGGCACAACGCTTCCCTCCACGATCACGAGTGCGCCAGGAATCCCCTACGTCTCCACCGCGCAGACAACTCCGCAGACAATGGCAGGGCCGCTGAATGTACCTGCGGTCAACCAAGTCATCTATACCTCTTCAACGCTCTCCGTTGCCTCGGCTTGCACATCCCTTAATGGAGCCGCGGGAACGGTCGTGATTACGGGATCGCAGACTATAAGTACCACCACAATTCTTCCGCTCAACTGTGGACTAGATGTGAAAAATGGTGGTTCTCTAACAGTAGCGAATGGTCAGTATTTACAGATACAGGGACCGTTCTCGGCTGGCCTATATCAAGTATTCTTCGGCGCTGGCCCTGCGTTTTTCTACGGTGGTGCAGGATCAACTCCGCGAGTTTATCCGCAGTGGTTTGGGGCAATGGGAAACGCAAAGGCGGGAGGATTCCGTTGCACTGCCGGAAGTAATGCAATAATCGGAGATTCACATATTCCGTGGGTGATTGGCGATCCAATTACGTTGATAGGAGCAGGAACTGGAGGAGCTAATTTAGTCACTACGGTGACAGGGATTACTGGTCCCGGCTATCCAGAAACAGGATTTACGACCGCCGCTAACTGTGCTACGACCGTTTCAACAACCAGCATGGCATACAATGTGGACGACTATCCTGCGTTGGCAAAGTGGACGCGGAGCGCAAGCGGCGGATCGCCAAACGACGCTGAACACGCTTACACCTATGGTTCACAATATGGGCCAAGCAAGTTGTATCTGCCAAAGGGAGCGTACAACGCTTGCTCTGGATCAATTCCATTCTATGGTGGCACTTCATTTGAGGGTGAGTCTGCCGTAGTCACCGGCAACGCGATGATTATCCAGTGCAATCCTGCGATTCCTGCCGCAACGCTGGCTGCTGATAACTTCCGGCCAGATGCGAATGTAGTCCCAACGGCATCTACCGTTGCAGAGGATCAGGGTAACGGTGTTTCTTTCTTCACGAATCTTGGTTTTTATAGCAGCTTTACATCAGTTATCTCACCCGCCCATCCTTCCGGGCTCCAGACTCCAGACGTAGGCGCACTGCAATTCCTGAATGGAAGTAACACAAACAGCGACATCAAAATCCATAACTCCATCTGCGAGAATATAAGCGGAACCTGCTTTATGATGGGCTTTGTTACGAATACGGTTGGCACGTTGACTTCCGGCGCAACGTCGATGACCGTAGCAAATGGGTGGTCACTTCTAAATGGAATGTCGATTAACATTGTGGGTGCAGGATCGGCGGGTGGACTTTACACGGGCACCATCACATCCGCAGGGCGAAGCAACACCATCACGTTCACCCCCGCGACAAGCACAACCGTAACCGCCGCGCAGGTGATGCCTGTAAAAGATAGTGAACAATTTAACTTGTACGATTCCGAGTCTGACGTTGCTGTCTGGTACTTGGCGGAGGGACAGGGAAACGTCACAGGCGGAGTAAATGTTAATGACAGTGAAATCTTTGGGATGAACTCAGGTGCGATCAACTTTCACTCCACTGCCCCTATGTCTGTTGGTTGGTATAACAATACCTGCAACGGATGCGGATCATGGGGAGGATACCCAAATGTGCTGCTTGGCTGGGCTATCTACGATAAAGATGGAAGCAACTCCCATTCAGCTACTGTTGAGATTGACGATTCAATCTTTGTGCCCTATGATGGAATCCCGATTCTAGTTGGTGAGTCCACAGGCGGAGTTTACGCAAATGGTATGTTTGCCCTGAACATGAGCAATGACCATTTCTACGGAGTTGAAGGCTCTAGCGGAACAGCAAACGGAGTCCAGAGCGTCGAGAATAGCTACATCGACATCAAGGGTTCAACCTTCGAGTCTGTCTTAGGTTTGAACCCAGGGAGCAACCTTTCCTGGTTCTACGCCCCAATAAACGCAAACCAAGTATCCATGATAGACGTTTGCTGCAATGCCGCCACGTTGATTCATGGCAATGTGTCAAACATAACAATGATTGACCCAAGCGGAAACGTCTCAGGAACATACTTCGATTATATTCGCGGCTTGAATCTTGAGTTTATGCCCAACAACGGGACATTTGGGCCGATAACCAAGCTTGGAAGTTTTCAAGCTAGCGGAGGGAACAACTACTTTGGGACTGACATAGCTACACAACCACTTACGCCGTCAACTGGAGCAGCTTTAGGAAGTGCTAACACTTTTACTGCCAATCAAACAATCGGCTCGTCAACCGCGGCAGCTAATGGATATTATATTGGAGCTTTGAATGGTGCCTCTGAAATTCAATTATGGGAAACAGGAAGTGCAGGCGTATCTGGATTAAGTGGTATATTCCCCAATACTGACCTTTTGTTAGGATTTGGTGCGAATGGGACAGTGATAGATTCTTACTTCGGGCCGGTCAAGTTGGTTGTTGGGCCTGGCGCAACGCCTATAGAAAGCTGCACAGCCTCGACCTGCACATTTTCAGGCTCACTAGCCAACGCCAACGGTACACTCATTCCCTCCACGGCCCTCGGCTATCAGGGTCCAGCGGCGGGCTATGTGCAGCTTTCGGTCAATGGTACAACAGGAACGATCACTGGCACTGCTCTAACGGCAACCTGCAATTCAGGCACGGCGAGTGTGACAGGCGCGATCGTAGGGCATCCTGTCGCAGTGAGCAGCACAACGGGTGCAGATGTGGGCGGTACGTTCAATCTCCGGGCATCCGTAACGGCGACAAATACGGTTACGGTTTATGTCTGCGGAACCGGCACGCCAGCGAGTCTTGCGTACAATGTCACGGTGTTTTGATCGTAGTTGAATACATCTGAACGTTACCTAATCGTCAGATGGGAGGTAATTCGGGGCATGACGCTGACCTACACGCCGACCACGGATGTTGGAGTACGCATCGGCGGGAGGGTCAACGGCGGCTCAGTTCTTCGGCGTCTTTCTTAGTGGTGGAGTGCGGCAGTAAGCAGGGTAAAATATGATGACAATAGGAGCCGAACGCATGCAGGATACGATTACGATCTCAGTGACACTGTTGGTGTGGCTTCTGGGAATACTGATGGGGGCGGTTGCGGGCCTGTTTACACTGTGCGGGCATCTGCTGATTTCTGTCTATAGAGGCATGAGGCTGTTGGTGACAGAGGTGGAAGTCCATCGGGAACGCGTGGATGGGCGACTGGTAACGCTGGAGCGCCACGACAAAAGAAACGAAGAGCAGAAGGATGTGCTGTTGAGCTTTCTGGCCAAGAACAAGGAGTAAGTATGGCAGTATTTGATGTTTCCTTTGCGTGGATGATGGCGAACGAAGATCCATCCTTCGCCTACAAGACTGTTCCCGACGATCCACCGGGCGCACACGCCATCTCAGGGATCAACTCGCACGCCTTTCTTGCGCAGTTTGAGGCAATCAGCGCCATCCCCCAAGCCCAGCGTGGGCCAGCTGTGCAGAGTTTCTATCAGGTGAACTTCTGGAACCGCTGGCTTGCCCAGATCACTTCCGACGGGGTAGTCAAGCGAGTGTTCGATGAGGCAGTCAATGGTGGTGCAGGGACGGCTGTCCGCATCCTTCAGGCGGCCGTCAATACCCTGACGAACTACAGAATCGGTGTAGATGGCAACTGGGGGCCAATGACGGTGGCTTCAGCGAACGCATGCGACCAGCTTTCTTTGACGGGGGAGTTTATTCAGTTGCGGTGCGCGCACTATCGTTCCATCGCCGCGTCCAACCCCAGCGAAGCGAAGTATCTACCTGAATGGCTAGCGAGGGCGCAGAAATGAATCTCACAATCAACGGGAAGGCCATTAGAAAGCAGACGCTGATAGTTCTTGGCGTGATCGTCGCGGGTGCGGCCTCTAGCCAGATCGCCGCGGTAAATCACTTCCTCAGTTACCATCCACACTTGGAGCCGATTGGGGGATTCGTCCTGACGGCGATTGCCCTCCTGCACAACCCAGCCATCGAGCAGTTGATCTTCCAGCAGCATGTGGAGACGCCGGCCGCCACGACGGACACGACCATCACGGTCGCTGGCAAGGATGCGGTATTGCCCCCAAAATCCGATCCGATTTCTCTACCGTAATCACGCAAGACGCGCCTATACTCGCAGACAAGGAGAAACACAAATGTTCGCAATTGCTGGATGGATCGCCGTCAACGTCGTTGCACCCCTCATCGCTATCTACTACACCGTCATATCTGGGCCATCCGGCGACGGCGGTATCAACTAACGCAACACAACCCGCACCACAGGAGAGACTTCCAATGAGCATTTTCACTAAGATTGAAGGCGTTGAGCACTCAACTATCGTATGGCTCGACGGCGAACTGCTGAAGATTGAGGGCGCCGAACCGAAGATCGCCTCCCTCGTCGACACCGGCCTGACCTACATCACCCCCTGCTTGCAGATCGCTCTCAGCGCGGTAGGTGATCCTGCGGCGGCCGCGATCGTCGGCTCCGTATCCGTTCAGGCGCAAAAGGATCTCGCGGTCGCCAGTGCTCTCGTCACCGACTTCGGGCCGACCCCGACGGCTGCCAGCGCGTTTGCGGCTGTCCAGACCAACCTGAGCGCCCTGCTCACTGCGGGACACGTCACCAGTGCAACCAGTGTCGCGGCGGTCACCAAGGCTGTCTCCGAGGTTGGCGTGCTGGCTACGGCGGTCTCGACGGCTGCTACGGCCATCAGCGGAGCGGTGGGCACCTCGGGAGCGGCGTCAATTCCGCCCGCGACGGCCTAACAAGTTGGCGGCTTGGCTGGATGGAAGTCTCGCTGAGCCGCCACCCTAACCCTATGACAACTCCAGAGCGCTTCCAAATCGCGCATCACATAGCGACCATTGTCCTGTTTGGGACTTTGGCCGTTTGTGCTGTGATCCTGACTCGCAAGGTGCAGGGCAAGATCGACCTCGACGCGGTGAACACGACCACGACGAAGCTGAACAAGCCCTGCAAGGGAAGCGGAGACGATAAGGCTGACAACTGCGGGACGATTGGGCTTATCAATCAGGCGTTCATCAAGGGTGGCGACGCCATCGTGACCACGCAGCAGCAAGAACAGACGCTCATCAAGCAGACGACTCCGATCCTCACATCACTTGCAACCATCCCCGGCCACGTCAACGGCACAATGGATGCGCTCACAGGAACCGCACAGACGGCCTCCAGAAGCCTTCAGGATGCTACAGACCACCTAACCCCCGTCCTAGACGCTGCCACGAGCACCACGCTTGACGTAGGCACAGCAACCAGGCGTTTATTGCCTATCGAAGACGATGCAGATGCTTCTGTGAAGCACTTCGATGCTCTGGTGACGAGCAAGGATGTGACGCGGTTCTTGAATTCGACTGCGGAGACATCTGAGCAGGTGGCCGGCATCGCAACGGATCTCCATAAGGCCACGACCGACGCGACCAAGCCTCAACCGTGGTGGAGGAAAGCACTGGGATACGGGAACCTTGGCGTGAATATCGCTTGCCTTGCGACGCATTCATGCCCATTCTAGGAGACAGACCGTGGAGGATGGATCACAGCGCATCCGTAGGGTAGGACTCATCCCGAAGCCGTGAGGGAGGATATGGATGAGAGTTCGCTAGTTCAAGCAAAACGTCCGCATGGCATGGCGTTCCAATAGGACACCAGCAAGCAAGATTCTTCCCGCTAAGCTCGTATATATCGAGACCTCCAGCGTCGAATCTCCATCGACCATCCTTATTCCAGAAGTGAGAACGGTATAAAGCGACACATTCAGATGCGTCTCCATCCTCGCCAACAACGTAAGGATTTCCGAACTTTCCCGGACGTGTGACGCACACCGTATGCTCGGGCATTCTCCATCCACGCGTGCGCTTCCGTTGGATTCTAATCGGCTCGCTCATCTTGCACTACCTCTCATTCATGGTTGATGGATCGTCAGGGACGTAGTCTGAGTAGAATGTCTCCGCGTCATGGTGAATACCGTCGGCATCTATGAACTCCATCACATCACCGACATGCCCATTCTGAAGTAGCCCGCAAACGTCGAACTTCAGAAGTCCGGTCTCAACGCAGATACGATCAAGTGGCCATGTAATTTTGTCTCCCGCTAAACGAATAAACAAAGGCTGCGGAAGCGAGTTGATGTGCTTCATATTGAGAAGGTCGTCGGTCTTCATATTCATCCTTTCCTGGTTGATGGATCATGCGGCGTCGGTGGGGTGCCTAGAGCTTCGGAGGATCAAGTAATGGCGTCCAGTGTGTTACCTCATACATTTTCTCCAGCAGGGTACAGTCAGTTCGTGTCCAACGACCAAATCCAGCCTCGTCTCTCCACCAAATCAAGGCGTCCGAAAATTGGTACTTCGTCTTGTCCCCGCGCTCGATGAAACTGCACCAAACGCGCTGCTGATCCTTTGGCTTACGCCGACTTGTCACTCTGATCCATTCGCTCATCCTTCTATCCTTTCAGGTAACTCTATCCGTGCTAGTCGTCGTCGTACACTTCATCCATCTGCGCCTGAGTGTATTTGCGATAGGTGATGGTCAACGATTCGCCAGCTTCAAGGCCATCTAGGCGATCCCATATTGTTTGCAGGAGGGCTGATTCTGGGGCATCGTGGCGAATCACGGTGTAATCGTAGCCGCCTCTTTTATCCTCAACTTCGTAAACATCAATTAGCACTTCGCTCATCACGACCTCCAAACTTTCCACAACTCGTATCCACCGAAGCAGATAATCCCCCACAACGCTAGAGCAATAGGAAGCAGGATAAGCATTGTGTTGAGCACGTTCGGCGTATGCTCGGCGTGGAATCCTCTACGAACTTCATCATCGGTTAGCGGCTTCATTTCTCGGACTCCTTCTCAGACCAATCAAACACATCGGCGGACACAAGTGAATCGTCTTGTCTCTCATCTCCCCTCCTGCGTATCGCGCCCGGATGGAACATACTGCGCCACTCGCTTGTAGCCCAGCCGCTTAGCCAGTGTTTCGCTGATCTCGCGGCGTCCCTTGAGTATGTGACATATTAGTCCCGGCGTAATCTTCAGATTCTTCGCCGCCTCAGTCTGAGATGACAAAAGC